CGACGCAGTTGCTCGGCGGCATCGACCTGGGCCCTGGCCAGCAGACCGCAGCCGACCTCGGCATTTCATCGCTAGAGGCGTTCGATCGCCAAATCGAACAACACGAATGGTTCGGCAACGTCCTCACCTCGATCAGGGCCAACGGTGCAGACAAGCGACTCGTCGACCAGATAGCGGCACTCGGACCCGAAGCAGGCGGCAAACTCGGGCAAGAAATGCTCGACAAGGGCCTCGTCGAAGCGTTCAACAGCCGACTGGAGGAGGTCACCGAACTAGCCAACAAAACCGCGACGGCAATGGCCGGCGAGTTCTTCCCGGCTGGCACCGAGGCCGCGACCGGCATGGTCGACAAGACCCTCGAGCAGATGGGCAAGGAAGCGAAGCGACTGAAGGCGATCGGTAAGGGCATGGGCGACCTGATCGGGGCGACGATGACGGCGGAAATCGCCGAGGCCGTAGCCAAGGCTGTCGCTGCTGCAGAGGCTGCAAAGACGTCCGCGGCAGCCGAACGAGCCGCGCAGCAGGCCGCCCGTGCAGTCGTGACGTCCGAGCAGCAGATTGCTCAGACCGTCGTGCGCCTGATCAACAACAGCAATGCACGCGCCGGCTACTCGATGGGCGTGCCAGTACCGACCCCGGTGCTCTGATGAGCCCCACCGTCCTGGTCAACGGCGTCGCCCTCGACCTCGAGAACGTCGAGTACCGGATCACGGTTTCGCACGGTCGCAACGACATCACGGCAGCGCCGGCACCGTCGGACGCGAGCATGACGCTCTACGGTTTCCTGTCGATCCCGGTGGAGATCAGCGACGTCGTCGAGGTCGAGGCGTACGGCGTCACCCGATTCACTGGCCGAGTCACGGACACGATCCTCACCCATGATTTCAACCCGAACGGCCCGACCCTCGGACCCGGCGCGACCGCGTACATCGCCCGCCTCGATGTCACCTTGATCGGGAATCTCAGCCTGCTCGGTCTGAAGTTCGTCGGCGAGGCCGGCTACTCGAGGGAACTGCTCGACGACCGTGTCGAGAACATCCTGACCGACTCGGGCGTCACGTTCGCCAACAACAGCGACCCGCTCATGACGCAGGAGGCACTGGCAGCAGTCGACGGGGGTTACTCGGCCCTCGACCTGCTCACAGCCCTCGGCACCGAGACCGGTGGCACACTGTGCGACCTGCCGGATGGCGCCGTCCTGTGGGAGTCGTACAGCCGTCGCGGCTACGGATACAACCCGGCGCACTGGTACGACATCGACCCGACGGACACATGGCCCGACCTGCCCTACATCTGGGCGGACATTTACGACCGGGTCGATACCGCCCCGCTGACCGTCGAACTGCCGCACACGGCGGTCGCCTGGGCGCCGACGTGGCGCAACACGTCACAGACGATCCTTAACGACGTCACCGTGATCTACGGCAGCGCCGGCAATCAAAGCAAGAACGACTCGGATGCGGCCTCGATCATCACGCACGGGCGTCGAGCGTTCACCCTGACCACGAAACTGCACGAGGCAGCCGACGCGCAGGCAAGGGCCTCGGACATCATCCGCACCCAATCGGAGCCGCGCTACGCCGTGCAGTCGATCGAGGTCCTCATGGAGACCGTCACTGACCCGCTACGCGCCGACCTGCTCGACGTCATCTCAGGCAGCAAGGTCGGCATCGACCTCATGCCGCAGCCCGCACCGATCGACGACTATGTGGGCATCTGTGAGGGATGGTCCGAGACCTACACACCCGGACTGCACCGGCTCGTCCTCAGCCTGTCGGATCCTCGATTCTCGTACCAGGTCGTGCGATGGAGTGAAGTGAGCGCCGTCCTGACGTGGGCCGGCGTCGACCCGACCCTGCAGTGGTACAACGTCGTCGCTGCAGCCGATCTAGTCGCCTAACTGAAAGGATCAGCACATGGGAACCCCGTACGCACTCAGTAGCGACCTAGTGTCGGCATGGCCGGCGAAGTCGCTGGCCGTCGCCCAGTACGTCGACGGATACAAGCTCGACACCGGACCAGTGCAGAACGCACAGACCGGCACGTCGTACACGTTTGTGCTCACCGATACGACGAAGACGGTCACGGCGAACAACGCGGCCGCCTCGGCCTACACGGTCCCGCCTCAGTCCTCGGTCGTGTGGGAGGACTACACGACCCTGCGCTTGCTAAACCTTGGCGCCGGGGTCGTCACACTCACTGCAGGCGCCGGGGTCACGATCAACGGCACGGCAACGGTTGCGCAGTACTCAAGCGCGACCCTCGTGCGGACGGCGTCGAACACGTGGACGGTGACCGGTAGCGGCGCCGCGCCCGGCATGGTGTTAGTTGCATCTGCGTCCCTTAGTGGCTCGTCAGTGCTCGTGACCGGCTGCTTTAGCGCGACGTATGACAATTACCAAATCGTGCTACAGGCGACCAACTCCGCCGCAAACGATGTCCAAATGCGCTTGCTGAATGGATCGACCCCGGACAGCTCTTCCAACTACCAATTGCAACTTGTGAGAGGCGGCACGGGAACCGCCCTTATTTCTGCCAACAATTCAGCAACGACCTCTTGGCCCGTTACTACAGACGGCCAAGCCACCGCTATAAGCGGGAGCAGCATTCTTTATAGCCCTTTCCTTGCCGTCCCTACGCGCCAAATCATGGTGGCGGCGGCCGCAGGCGTCCAGCAGACGTCACAAGCGCAATTTCATACTGCATCAACCTCATTTAATGGGATGCAGTTCTACCCGGCAGCAGGCACATTCACCAGCGGCACGGTTAAAATCTACGGACTGAGGAACTCATGAAAAATAGCGAAGTTGTCGTCGTGGACGCGATTACGGGAACCGTGACAGAACGGCCATTCACCCCCGAGGAACTGGCACAACAGCAGAAGGACCGCGACGACTACGCCGCAGCACAAGCGGCAGCCGAGGCCGCAGCTGCGACCACAGCAAAGAACGCAGCCGACGCGATCGCACACGCCAAGTCCCTAGGCTTCACTGACGCGATGATCAGCGCCATGTATCCGGGGCTAGCGGCGTCATGAGTTGGAAACTGGCCGCAGCAGCGCAGACGCTCCGCAAGCAGGTCGACACGCGGTTCCCGAAGCGCGACCGCTCAAGCGACGGCACCATTGGCGATCAGGCACACAAGCGGCGCATCTCAGATCACAACCCAGACAAGACAGGGTTCGTCATGGCACTCGACCTTGACGAGGACGGCTGGCCGGCGCACACGTTCGCCGACCAGCTGCTCGAGTACATGCGGACGAGCGGGGACAAGCGGATAAAGAACATCGTGTACGAGGGCCGCGTAGCGTCCGGCACCTACTCGAATCAGATGTGGGTCTGGCGGAGCGCGCCGAGCCTTGGGCATGCGCATCACATACACATTAGTTTCGCCGAGCCGGCCAAGCACGACGGGCGCCCGTTCCCGCTGCCGGTCCTCGACCTGCCGAAGGTCGGATTACGCAAGAGCGACAACAACCCGCCCACGTCCTCGAGTGCCCTGCAGGCGACCGTGACGCCTGCCAAGAAGATGCCGGCCAATAAGGCAGCCAAGCCCAAGCCATGACCGAGATGTTCACCACCGTCATCGGCCTACTCATCGCAGTCATCGGCCTAGTCACCCTCGTCATACGGGGCCAGACGAAGGCTCAGCGCCCGAACGGTGGTAAATCACAGTACGACCTGCTCGTACGGATCGAGAACCGCCTCGACCGGCTCGAGCGGAACCAGGACGAACACCTGCGCCACCACATGGAAGGACCGTGATGCTCGACAAGCTCAGCCCTGAAGCACGTCATCTCATGCTCCTCCTCATCGGCGCCCTCATCGCCTGGGCAAGCACGGAACTGCCCACGCATCTCGACCCCCTGCCGGCCAGCCTGCTCGGCGCCTTCACCACCGTCGCCCTGGCATGGCTCACGCCGCTGACAAAGCAATACGGGATCGGCGCCCCCGAAACACCTGACAAGGTTGACAAGGTTGGGTAGTTTGATAAGGTAGTCCTAGGTCGGTCACAAGGACCGGCCTAGGAAAGGGGAAACGCAATGTTCTTCATCTTCTACAAGCGGCTCACCAAGCGAGGCCACGTCCGCATGGACGTCCTCTCCTACCCT